TGAATAGCTTCCCATTCTTGATCTGTGAAGACAATCTTTACTTTCTTGGCGCCCACTCGAGCACGGGCTTCTGTTAGAGCCTGGCCCTTAATTTTCTTTATCTGTGCTTCTTCCATGTCTGGATTGGCATCGCGTTTCATTTTAACTATCTTGTTTGCAATGAGCTGGGCTTGGCGCTCGAGGGGTGCGTTTCTAAGGGCCACGTTCAATTGAGCATTTAATGAATCAACCTGAGCGGCATACACTTTCTTTGCTGATGGGGAGTACGAAAGACGTGGGGTATTAACTAAGTTAAGACGAGCTTCATTAGCAAGACCCTTAAGTTTATTCGAATGATCCGCATAGATCTGTTCGATTCTCGTACGCCCTTCAGAGACTAGGGTGTTTGCATCATCAGTGGCGGCAAGTTTAGAAATTTTATCTTCTTTAAAGATAAGTTTTCCATTCTTGTTTATATAGGACTCGCCGGTGTCTTCATAAACTTTTTTACCAGTCTCTTTATCAATAGGGCCGCCTTTTGCAGCAGACCTGGGTTTTCTTGACGGGACTCTGGTTTCAGAAGTAGTTCTTGAAATTAATGTGGACGCGCCTGCTCTAGAACTTCCTTGATACTTCTCTTTTAGTTGAGCAATACCGTTCTTTTCTGCAGAAAGCTTCCAGTTAAGATTATGTTTTTCCGCATCAATAACAACCATAGAATGTCGAACAGCTCTAGCAATTTCAGAAGTTGACGCGCCTTTGATTGTCATGTCTGTAATCAAGTTCGAAACATCACCCATTTGGAGTTGTTTAGTTCTTGGAGACATTCGGTTCATGCCCTCATATGCTGGGTATGACGCTCGAGGATCAAAGCTCTTCAAACCTTCAAGTGCCGGAAGGATCTTAATCTTGTTGTTATTGTTTGGAATTACAAGAACGGTATCGCCATCAAAGTCGGCGCCAGAAAGTCTTTCTGCTACAGAATGATGTATACCGACAGCATCTTTTGCTTGACCAAGGAGTCTTTTAGCTTCAGGATGATTATTGTTTACAATAAGTTCTGGAATTTCAAATCGTCCACCGTGAGGGTGACGAATTAAAACAACTCTTTCACCATCTTTATAGTTTGGCGCATAGACTTGACCGGGTGGCATAGAACTAATTGGAAGAATAACGTGTGAAGCTTGTCTTGGAAGAGCAGCGGCTTTGAGATGTACTGCGGCCGAATCTGTTTCATCAGCAAAAGATTCTAACAGTTTTCTTTTAACCGTAGGGTTAGTAAGCGCCATAATCTCATCATATTCCGTCTGACGAGATTGAAACTTTTTATCTAATTGTTCTTTTGCTAGACTTGGGCTCTGCTTTGATAGAACTTGAGACGAAAGACTTTTTGACCATTTAGACCAATCGCCTTCTTCGTTAACCAAGTTCATTGCCGAAACAACTTTATCTTTTCCGTTTTCGTCTTTTGTAATTAGTTGACGAACGACGGCACCGAACGGGTTATCTGGATCATCACTAACGTTCTTTAGTGCATCAAGTTTATTTCCAGTATTTGATTTATTTGTATTAAAGACAAGATCGACACCGGGTGGAAGATCATCTTTATACATAGCCATACCTTTTAGGTAATGTGTGTCATCAACTAAAACTCTGACTTGAGCATACTGCGCTTTTCCTAAAGAAACATCGCTTACGCCAGGACGAACATAAATAACGCCATCTGCTTGATCGCCGCCGTCTTCTTTATAGTTAACAGAGACTCTTTTACTATCAACACTCATGGGGGGTTGAATACCAAGATATGTTCGACCACTATCTTCCGTAATGTTTATAATCTGTTTAATATCGTCAGGATTACGATAAACTTCGGAGTACGGAACATCAGGCCCAGAAAGGACCTTCATTGTGGTATTTTGACCGGTTCCGAGCTGTTGAACTTTCACATAGTGAAGTTTATAACCTTCTTCTTGTAGAATAGCAACAGCGGTTTTAAGTTTTGTATCGCTGATACCAATATGGTTTTCAACACCCGCACCAACGTCAATGTAGCCTTTTTCAGAAACTTGAGCCTTAAGCATGTCTGCTGTAGTTCTAAGAATATCGTTTTGTTCTTTTTCGCCAGCTGCGCTTAAAGCACGAACAGAAGATTCGTTAATTCCTAATCTTTGTCCAATTGCGACGTTTGACATACCTTTGTCTTGCATGGACTTAATTTGAGAAATTTGGGCTTGTCTATTTTCATTCTTCGCAATCGACTTGGCCGCACGAAGTGTTGTTGTAGAAATACCCATACCTTTAGCAATATCGACTTCGCTAAGGCCTTCTGCTTTTAGTTCATCAACGTAATCTAAAAACTGTTTATTACGCTTGTTTACATTTGTAGAAACGTTCTCGGGACCACCCGATCCCCAAGGATATCTTCCGCTACGGCGAAGAATACCATAGTGGGCAAGATAATCTTCTTCTTTAATAAACATCAGAACCCACCTTCTTTCAGTATCTCAATCTGCTTATCAAAGATAACAATCTTATCCATGATTCGAACAATTGTTTCGGGTTCAGGAATAAAGACTCGAATCTCATCGTTTTGATAGATTCGAAGTTCTATGTCGATTTCAAAAGGACTGATTTCATACTCTAAACAAAACAAAGCGGCGTAAACTTCTAATTGATGATGAGACGTGGCTGTAATACCAGTCTTCAGATCATGAATTCTTAAAAAGTTACTACGAAAAGAAATTGTGTCGGCATGACCAAAACAGTTATAAGAATAAAACAGCGTTTGTTCAACAGCCATCTTATAACCAATAGCATCATTGATGTACTGATTTATTGTCGTTTTTGTTTTAGCTTGTTTAATTCCTAAGAGAATTGCTTTTTGCGCATACTCATGTAGAGCAGTTCCTCTAGCTGCAGCAACCGATGAATACCATCTTGCTTCTAGTTTTTGATCGTTGTAATTTATCCAATGATAACTACTTGGACTCAAGAAAGCATGTTTACCGGCTAACGCCGAATGCTCGTTGAAGTTCACGCAGAACCTCCGCTTCATTTCCGGGATGAATGAAAGCAGCGAAAGACATAGAGTCTAAACGCTCGACATAGTGTCGTTGATTTGGTTGTTCTGGAGCATCCTCTTCCGCTTTAACTTCTAAGGACGCCCATCGATCTCGAAAGAGTATCGTTAAATCAGGAAACCCTTGTATGTAGTTTGGGTCGTTCTTCTGAACTATACACCCAGGGAACATAGCTTTAAGTTTCTTGATCAGTTTACCTTGATAGGTGTTTTCTTTCATCGCACCTCCAAAAATTATAAGAATTGAACTCAGATACTCTATCTCTTCTATTATAACCGTTGTTTTTTACACTATATTATACCTATTTTTTGAGGTTATACCTATTCTTCGATGTTATACCTATTTCGTCCACTCAAAGGTCTTCCAGTCTGGGAAGCACGGTTCGCCTCGGTATAGACAAATTTCAATCTGTCGAAATAATAAGCCAAGTTTAACGCCAGCCTCGTAAATGGATTCATATCTCTCTCCTGTTTCAATGTCTTCAAACGGTGCTGTAAAGCCCAACTTAAATCTTTCACAGTTTGTAAACTGTCTTGCATACCGTAAAGCAAACGACCTTGGCCTCCAAATAAGATTATCCGCTCTGTTGTTGAACGGATCGTTGTCTAATTGAATGGGGGTATTAAAAATATCATTCTCGCCCTCGACGAAATAATTAGCAACCAACACCTTCACCGATCTCGCATGTTGAATTCCTCCTTTGACAAGTCCAACTTTCACTGCACCCTGCTTCGTAAGGCTTGGTCTAAGTTGTCTTCCTGTACCTTCGTTCACCACATCACCGTAGTTACTTACGATATAATTTGGGAACTCTTCTATCAAAGCCCATCGCTCTTCCATACTCGTCCTTCTTTTGTGGCAAAAAATAGGTATAACCATTTTTGGAGGGCCTCGTCAAATCCTGAAAAAAAGGGTCAAAAAACTTTTAAATATTTCGGACATTATACCTATAAAGTATATATACTTAGAGACACGCGTAGAGAGTATAGGTAAAATAGGTATAACCATAGAAATATTTAAGAGTTTTTGGGTCGTTTTTTCAAGGATTTGACGAGGCCCTCCAAAAATGGTTATACCTATTTTTGAAATCACAAAACTCCAGGTCAATGGCTATTTTTAGTAATACACAAAACACCCAAAAAGACCAAATATACGTCTAAACACCTTGTCAAATCCTAAAACTTTTTTTCAACACGTCCGTAGACTCTTAAAAGTCGCCCAAATTTCCCCAAATTTTTCATCATTTTCACCTAAAATCACCCCACTTACTACACCAAGTAAGACACCCGAAATCGACTAATTTTCAAACTCTTGAACACCTCAAAAAAGTTTTTCAAAAAGTCGTCAGGATTTGACAAGCAAAAATGACCTAAATTCCGTATAATCCGTTCTCCAAATCAATACCGAAATCGAGCTCTTCGGCAGCCCAAACTCGCTCATTAAAGAGCTTTTTACCCTTCAAAGCTTCACGAATTGCTCGATCGATTGTCGCATTTGACATCAGAATATAGTAGTACAACTTACTGAATGGTGTGTTCAATCTATCAATTCTACCCTGAGCTTGCTCAAAGTTTTTATACGAATATGTCATCGAAAAGAATACCATTGCGTCCGTCTCAACACAGTTCCATCCTTCCGCTCCAGCAACATACTGGACAAGATATAACCACTTATCTGTGTTTGGAATTGGTTGTTTACGATGCCCGTTCCATTCGGCAACCTCCACAAAGTCCGACAAACCTCGTAGCATGTCGAGCTCATAGTTATAGTTGTAGAAGACAATGATCTTGTCGTGTTGATCTAACAATTCCAACAAAGTCTCTATACGTGATGGGTCGCTATTGACAACCTTACGCATAACCAAGAACATCTCAGCCACATCTTTAAGTGGTCTATCCTCATAAACGTTCCATCTATCTTTGATCACACGATTGTAATTATCATTATCGTAGGACACATAAACGTCCTGTACGAATCTCTCGGTGTGTTTGAGATAGGGCATCTCTACAAGGATAATGTTTCGGTATTTCTCCAGAACAGCCGTGGATAGATATCGAACTATCTTTGGGTATTTAGAGAAGGGGGCATAAACTACGTGTTCGCGTTTGAATTCTGTTGCGTTCTTATAAAAGCCGTTAGCAATAAAGACAGGAACATAATCCAACCAAGTATCACCTGGAGTAGCACTTAGCAAAATCCAGTTGTTTTTCTTGGCTATCTTTTGGAACGACTTAACCCAAGCCCCACTACCAACGAGCCTTTGTTCGTCAAATATAAAGAACGCGTCCTCAATCTCTGTGTGTTTCGAGATGTTGTTCCACGAGTCAATTATGATTCGTCCGTGTAACGTCGCATCGGCTTCGGTACCAATACCATACTTAGCTGCTTCACCTTCCCACTCAAGACTATCTCTCTTTTTTGCGGTGGTGATAACGTAAATATCTTTTGGTGATTCTCGCTTAACGTAGTATGCTAAAACAGTAAGTGATTTGCCAGTACCAACTCCTCCCCATAATATCTTTCCGTTGCTAAGCTTTTCCACCGCCTCTAGCTGGTGAGGGAGAAGTTCTACCATAACTACTTCCGTTCTATTGCAGTAAACCCGTTTTGAATAGCTTCACCGACAACAAACAACGCCTCTAGAACTTCTGGTGTTATGATCTCGTAATGAGAATCCACACCAAAGTCTGAGATAACGTAGTAACCAGGAACAAACAAATCGTCGACATCGTCCTGTGCGTATTTGTTGATGATTGTCTGCTTGTTTTGTTCAGTGATCAGAATCGCTTTCATCGCCATTTGACACCTCCATTTCAATACGGTCCCATTCCTCGAGCTCATCTTTAATGCTTTCCAACATAACTCGTCTAGAGTCACGATCCATAGGCGCAATTGAGAAACGACCATCAGGACGCTTCCAACCCCAGCGGGCTTCGGCAGAAGCCATCATTCCCTCAACAGAAGAGATCAATTTCTCAAGACTGGTCTGAAGACAAACACTTCCTTCTTCTGATTCAGACACAATAATAACCGACGGTTCACCAGATACCATACCAGACTCGATCACACAAAATATCATCCTGTCATTATCCGTAAGATCAACCACAGGATACGTCAGTGTGGTGAGTTGCGGGTCATCCTTGATACCCTGTGATAAGATTACAATTTCCATATCAATCTCCTATGTATGTGTGAATGTCGCTGATTTCAACATCAAAACCCTGAAGCTTCATTTCTCGCTCGAGTCGTTCAATGCTTGTCTTTGTCTGATCATCGTTACCATATGTGTGTAATGTGATCATCATTATTGTTGTACGTTTTACATCACGTACAGCATCGTGAAAAACATTTCGAATGTTTTCGGTTGGTTCACTTTCCATAATCTTGCTCCCATGTAACTTTGTATCCGTATAGGTCGTGTACAACGGCTTCCATACCTCGTTCAAATCCTGACGTATACGAGTCAGTATTATGAGACTTATACAAAGCGTATTTACGCGCACCGACATACTCCTTAGCTTTGATCTGAGCCTTTGATAATCCTACTGCTTGACCAATAGCGTATGACAGGAAACACGCTATAGCAAAAATGAAATAACCCATGTTAATCTCCTCCGTTATATATGTGTGCGGACCCTAGAACTTCGTTTTCACCGTTAATAAACCGTAACGTGGTAACAACACCATTAGTGTATGTTTCGGCCCTCACAGAGGCTTTCAGACCCTTTAAATCGGATCGTACGCACGTCTCCAATATCAATCGGTGATCGTCTGGATGAACGGCTAAATAACAAATAAAATCCTTAAGAACTGTTACTCTTATGTGCGTGTCGTCTAATTGCTTCCAATTAATAATCTCACTTCTTGCACCGTAATGCGGAAAAGCTTGAATTCGATCTATCTTTTTTCGAGCGTTGTCGTAATGCCTAATGCAAGATATAGCTATTTCTGGATCACCAATAGCCACGATCTCATCGACGAGGTCGTTTAGTCGCTTGGCCCATGTGGTGTCGTCGAACAAATTGTCCATATTCTGATTCCTTTTTGTTATTTGTCTTCATTGGCTTCAGCAAATATACGCAAGCCTCGATTGAGAGATAGATGGCTACGCCAATGAAAAAGATAAGAAAATCATTCATAGTTAAAACTCCTAAAATAAGGTATAATGTGGTAAAACCAAAGCCCTTGTAGGACTCTGGTCTTTAAGTCATCGCAATCGGCTCACAATATTCATGAACTCGATTCGCTCGTTGTATTCCTTGACGAATTCGTCGTACGGCAGCGCGTGGCCTTGTGCACCCAACCAACGAAGATTCTGTCTAATCAGTTCGCGGCGTTCAATCAAACGCTGCTGCTCCTTCTTATACCTTCTCTCCGAGGTCACGATTGCACCAATGACCAACACTGGCACGACGATCTTCAACATATTACGAGTGGTATTTTCCATTACAATGCTCCTTTTGTGTTGACTCTCATTATATGCGTTGTAAAGAATGCGAAAAAACATAACGCTTGTATGTGAGTGGGCAGTTTAACGACAGGTGCCCAGGTCGCGTAATCATCGGTAAACGTCAACTTCAGTTTCGGGGTTGATCTTAAAAACGCCGTGGTCGGTATCAAACCGCATAACACCACCATCAATACGTTTTCCTTTTACGGACACAATAAGGTGTTCCAACTCTACTACGTTCCCAATATTAATGGTTTTGGCCGGAGCCTTACTCCACGTCTTCATGTCACTCCCCAAGAAGCTCGAGGTTACGACGGGCCTTTCGATTGCGCTTTGCTTCTGCTCGCTCAAGCATCATCTGATCGTATTCCGTCTGCTCTCGATCGATATCGTGCTTACGAAGACCACGCTTAGGGGCCAGAAGAGCTCGAATCTTTTCACCATCGATTTCAAGGTTTACAACTTCCAGACCCCTTGTCTTACGGCCAGGAGCTCTGTTACCACGGAGACTCTTCGACGTGTCTACACGCTTGAACGGGTTCGGAGGACGCCGAAAGAACGGGGACTTCTGCTCGCTTACGGTATTGGGTTCGGTAACTTCGTTTGAAGTCGTTTCGGTAGTGGTATCCATTACTTCTCCTTGTCGTGTTGTTTAAAAAGGGCAGTTGTTTAGCGGATACCCAGCCGCTGATGCCGTATATCTCCGTGTTTGGAGTTTAATTAGGCCATAGCGCCCACCCCCTTTCGATGTGTGCCCAGCTCGGGACTCGAACCCGAATGATCAAATGATCGGGGGTGTTTAAGACCCCTGCGTCTGCCATTCCGCCAGCCAGGCTTGTTGATGGCGCCCCTTACGTAGCCGAAGTCCGCTCTGGGGGATCTTACCTTTTCGGCCAGACCATCAACTAGAGTTGTCCAGATGCTCAGTCAGAGGTAATTTAAACTGAGAGTTTACTCTGGCCTTATCCTCACGGTCTAGGGCCATCTGGGTTTCATTTCTGTGTAGGCTGACTTCCATCCACCAGCCTGTACCCTCATACGTAATTGGGTAGTACACAGAAGACTAAACACGTTACGCTTCAATTGTTCCGTGTCTAATAGATTCGCAATCAACAACATTTTTAACGCTCATGTAGTTTTCGGTAGCATATCGCAAACAGTCCAGTTCGTTTTTGAAGACAACCATTTCAGACCAATCGCTACAATAAGCAACCCAGACGTTAAACGGAGTGTCAAACGAGATTGGTTTAATGATTTCGTATTGGACGTTTTCTTGATCGCCGCGAATGTAATACCCAACCCAAAAGTTAATTGAGCCAACCGCAATAAGAATCAAAATATTAATCACTTAACCATCTCCAATACATTAGTGAGTATTCCAACATTCATAAAAGAAGATTGACCATATGGCGCCGTCCAGAACAGTTGCTCCCAATCGTCCGAGTTACGCACAGCAACACAAAGAACAACACCCGTAACTAGCTTTGGAAGGTCTGGATCAAAACCCGTATGATCTTCATCACACTGTTCGATCATTTCCAAGTGCCCCGAATATGTTTCGTACAATTCTGGGTATTCGGAAATCAAATCATATAACTTATTGAAAAACTCTGCTTTTTTTGCAGCGCTTTCTTTCTCATTAATGTTCATTTGTCTGATCTTGTCCGTTTGATAGAAGAATCGGATCGATGAGTATTGATTTCATTATTTTATCCATCAACTCTTTATGAAGACTTTTTGAATATTTAGCTTCATGATAGATACCACGAACCATTGCGGGAAGAAGGTGACAGAAATTATCAAACTCTACAGCAAAATATGGATTATTTAAGATTGCATCTTCTAATTCGGGATCTCCAGTAATAAGTGCTTCACGAAGAAATGCGCGTTTTTGATTGAAATTCATTTATCTCCTTTAAATTAAGTTCCGCCAGCAGGACTCGAACCTGCAACCTACGGATTAGAAAGCCGTTGCTCTATCCATTGAGCTATAGCGGATAGTTTCTAGTCGTTGTGCTCAAATATCATTTCATTTGCGCCGTGAAGTCCAGTGTGACTTCTAAACACGTTAACAGGAACAACTATGCTTAGATCAATTTCCTCAAAGCAACTTTGACAAACAGCTTTCTTTCTTTCGGGATAAAACTTAAACGTGATCTGTTCAAGCCTTTCATAGCTTTTTTCAACAGAGACCGAGATGCTGGTTTTGCACGACGTTTTAAACAAGTTTAAAAACTGAAAACTTGTTATATCCACGTTGACAATTGGGTTTTCATCACCTGAAAGATAAAGAGTACCAATTCGCTCTGGACCTTCATTAATATCATGAAAATGATAAATAGGAACCGTCTTCATCATCCCTCAAATTTCTTGTTATGTTCTCGTCGAGCTTCTCGAGCTGCAAAAAGTTGTTCGTCAATCTGATCTAGAATTGCTTGTAGCACGTTGATTCGAACGGACTCTTCAGTTTTATTTCCTGATCGCTCGAGCAGTTTTTCATAATGCTTAATGTCGCGATAGATCGTACGCCCAAGCGTAGCCACTTCGGAAATTGACGCATCTGCCAAATCAATAGACAGATCAAATGTATACTCACTGTTTGTAAGCTTGCTCATTTTCTCTCCGAACCAGATGTAAGCATCTGTTTGTAAAGTGTTTGGTGTGGATGGTTTGGGCACTCGGGATGGTGCCAATGTTGATCTGAGTACTCAGTCATGCCCTCCATGTTGATACAGGGAATTGAACAAGGAACTACGTGATGTTGAATAAGAAGATCATAAACCCCCATTTAGAACTTCTCTTTTCCGCGTCGATCCCAACCACGGATGTGACCGTAGGTGTACGCGATCCAAAGGGCTGTCGCTGCAATAATTTTCTTACGCATTATTTACTCCATATCGGATAAATGACTCCGAGAGTCAACATGAAAAGAACGTATGTGTTGAAGAGGGCAACCTTAAAATCACTTTTGGATCGAGAGTCATAAAACTCACCCCAAAGAATTGCGGTTATTATGGCAAGGATAAACGCAAAAAGCATAGAAAAAGTGAACATTATTTCTTTCCTAACTTATCTTTATCGTTTGGCGCCGTCACTTTAAACATTGACATATGATCTCCGTCGTGATGCTTATCTAAAACACATTTTTCCCAAATACTTAGCGTATGTCCAGTTGCCATAAGATATGATGCCGGCCATTGAAAACCACAACGCATTATAATCTCCTATTTAATTTAAGCAACGTAATTTTCGGCTGGAAAGTCTATTGCATTGACATGTGCTTCCATAAGTTGGTTTGCTTTTTCACGGATATCATCACTACCCATCATGAAATCACGGTCTATTTTTATTTTAGTTTTGGTTTTACAACTAGGGCATTCGACAATCAATAAATAACATTCTCGGTGAAAGAAGTCACTAGTGATTTCGGCAACACTGACAATAAAAGGATGACGTTTTGTTTGAAATTCAATCATAATTAATCTCCTAATTATTCGGTAACTTTTGTGAAATCGTTTGAATACATGAAAACGCCAATGGATTTGTCGACCCAATCTTCACGCACCACTTGAATGACGGATCCTCGTCTCGAGTTTGTAACGGGTCCTGGCGACTCAGGATTTTTTTCGACGACGCGCCACAGTGTTTTGGTTGACTTCAACTGAAGTAGCGTCCCCGGTTGAGTTCTTGGGTCTCCATCCAGTATCGTTGAATTCGCGTTGTGTTTCTTTGTATAACCAGCGTTCGTATCCAATAGTTACTCCTAGCGCTAGGATGAATCCCGCGATCAAAATGAGTTCAAACATATCGTTCGTACGTCACAACCAGGGTGTAATATCCATAATCAATATATTTGTCTGAACATTCCCATTCAGCGGTTTTTATGATACCCGCATGAACTTCGATGTATTCTGTAAGAACAAGAATAGCTTGTCCTAATTCGTCAATGTTGTATATTGGAAGCTGAGCAAACCATTTTTGTTTGTGTTTATTTTGTAGATATCGGAGTTTGTATTCGTTAGGATTAAAGAATGTAGCCATTATAGTAATTCCTCCTAGAGCCGGATGCAGGAGTCGAACCCGCGACATCTTCATTACAAGTGAAGTGCTCTACCAACTGAGCTAATCCGGCATGTGTCCGTCTATTTTCTCTAGAACCTTTTAAACTAAATTTACCCGACGGACAGGGATTTAGTCGAGACATAATTGAGGACCTCAAGGGTATTCTCTACCATTCCACTCCAACGCTCCTAGGTTGCTGGTTGTTACTCCGATATGTCAGCGGAACTTTCCGAATTTAGGCGGCCTGACGTCTTACTAACCAAATATGGTTGCATTCAGATCCAGACTGTAAGAAATGCTACCTCCACTCGCAAGGGAACTCCTCTTAGCGCCTAAAAATTATCAAAGTGTCCCCGACGGGGCTTGAACCCGTGACCTGCATTTTATAAGAATGCTGCTCTCACCAACTGAGCTACGAGGACCCGGTACCCCCAGCAGGGCTCGAACCTGCGACCACTGGATTAAAAGTCCATTGCTCTACCAACTGAGCTATAGGGGCAAGATTGGGTGGGCTGACTAAGTTTACCAGCCTGTACTTCATGTGACCGCGTTTAGCCCGAGTAGCACCCAACACATTTAAAACCACTTACTAAGAAGCGGCGCCGACATCTTCCACGCCAAAACGCCAAGCGGGACTAAGATGAAATGGAACAGAAGAAATCCAAGTGGCCTTGTTACCCAAAGATAAACGTATCCTCCAAGAATCACAACATTCAAGATCAAAACCCCAACCAGACCTATGGTAAGAAGAATTCTTTTCTTTTGGTCGTCTGTCATGACGCCCCCTTTGCAACGGCCCACGCCAACGACGTAGGAGAACCATTCCAATTAACCAGGCTCGGCGATTCAAAACCTGGGGTGTTTACGGGCTTGTCGCCTCCAAAAATAAGGAAGCTCTTACACCCAACTTGAATGGCCGTATCCATCTGCTTCTCAAGCTTCTTGGCATTTTGCGTGAACTGGAAATGGGTCATACCATTCACAGCACACATAAGATGGTTAACTTGAGGGGCAGCGTAAGCAGCCATTTCAATCAGCGCCACCGGGTTTCCATACACATCTTCGGTATATGCATCGAAACTGTAGTGATTACGCTGCTCTGGCATGTCCTGTAGTGCTCGATCAAGCACCGTAGTCGATCCCAGATGGTTTGTGAACGGGCCAACACCCATTACGGGAGTAATATAAGTGTTGACAATCCGCCAACGATGTACTAGAAGTGTCCAATCCGAAGTATCCGGATCGAACTCATCGCCCATATCCCATGCTCGAATCCACCTAATATGAGGAGCCCAGAAATCCATAGCTTGCTGCCGGATTGCTGAATCATCACTCCAAATACGAGCGTCATACACGATAGTCTTCATGCCGGCGTTAGCGTTGATGACTGTGAGTGCAAAGTAATCCTGCGGGCTCAAATATCGTTGCCCGGGGAAAGCTGGGGTATAGGTTTGAAAATCGGGAGGAAGGCATGGGCCAAACGTTGCATCAATACCGGCGACAGACGACAACGTGTTTGCCTTCTTCTGAGCGTAAACATCTGTGGGATTGACTCCACAGAACGCCCATGTTTCTGCAGCAACCTTAGGCGCTGATGACGTAGAGGTCGGTCCACACCCCAGAGGAGCAAGAACAGACATTAGAAAGGATACGATTACGGTCTTCATGATTAGTCCTTTGGGTTATGTCTATCGTTTTCTGAATTACAATAAATGTGGAAAAACACAACACTTGATGACCAAACTTTCCAGTGTTCGTCATACCAAATGTCTTTTCCACAAGCGGTACAAGTTGACTTTTTATAATCCATATTAAAAGAGTCCTTTTGTTTTAGTGAATAGTGTGGGGTTCGGCTTCTTTCGGATGCTACGTTCGAGTCCGCTTCTAACAACATTGGCAATTATATTCCTACATTTTAACCCGAGGAGTTTTGGGACCGATGTCTAACGCAACCTACTAATAGAACCTACTTCGCCTCTTTTCAAGCTCGCTGTTACAGCGCGAGACTCCCCACAAATCCTTTAATCAATGATAATGATCTTTATCTTTTATATTGTCAACAATATAACTATTTAGAACTTCTCGAACCTCTGGTGTTGTTTTGAAGAACATAACTAGATCGCCAAGACCACCACCTCCGCCGTGAATCTTTCCATCTAAAAGAGTCTCGTTTCGACCCATAAACGTAAGAAATTTAACACATGCTTCGTGATTGTTTTTTATTTCAAACTTTAGAACGTCCAAAAGAATATACATTAAAGTCCTCTAAAGTCTTTAGCAAACTCAAACATCTCGACGCACTTATCGCATGGTGGATGCTTGATTGGATCTCGTGATGGCACAAAGATATGCCCACACAAAGCGGTTAGTTGAGTACCATTAACACGTGCTTCCAACACAATTACTTCAGCAGCTCGAGGGTCGTCGCCACGGTCAATGATGTGGGCGTGGATCGGTTCGGCGAGTTCAGGCTCTCGATCAGACAAGAGTTCTACGTTCTGGATTCCCATTATTCGCCACCAATATCGGCGTTGAAAAACTGCTTCTGAACTTCGGCCCCGACATTCCTATAGAAGTCAACAATGGCCTGCTCTCTTGTCTTTGGCGCATCCCATTCACCAATTTGTTCGTAGTGAGTACCGAACTTTTCATACAACTCAACTCGAGTCGCGGTTGGGATATTATCGGCAAAAGCACCAAGGCCAAGACGAATGTCTCGTTCCATCATTGCTCTTTCCATTTCCGAATCATCCTTCAAAAACCAAACGGTTTCTCCAGAAAGAAATCGAAGATCTGGATGATTGAATACCACCATCATTTTCATTTTTATGGCCTTTCTGCCAGAATGTCTTCACCGCTGAATACGGCGCTGATTTCACCATCCAAAAAGATAAGATGGTCGTTGATCCAATTGATCATTTGAAAACGAGTTAGATCTTTGTGGAACGGGTCCCAAGGGGTTCCCGCAACCACATTCCTCGCCCACGGTGTAAGGGAATTAAACAACGCTTGACCTAAACGAAGGTTAAACGTTGCGGTTTCCATGGCGATACGAATATTTTCTAATAGCTTTTCCATGTTTCTCCATTGTTTGTAAAAAAGGGGGCAGTTTATTCCCGTAGTGATGCCCAGCACTGTAATCTAACAACACCCCTTCAGACTCCCCGGCTTCCCGGCCTTGTCTAAACATGACTCATCTGGTCATGAGTTGTTAGAATATCATTAGATCGATTACGCGCCGTTCAAGTCACGTAATACGGGTAAACCGAGAACGCGGAGTCCACTAATCTAACTGGTTTTTTGTTTGACCATCTCACATGGCGTCCCATGATTGAAGTGCTGTGTTTGATCCTTCACAGACTACGTGTGGTGGCGCCCGCTCCCACGTTGAGCCTCACGTACGGGTCTTATCTCTCAACTTGACCACCACACCGCTCTGAGCCTAAAACCTATTTATAGTCGCTCAGACGACTTTAATGCTTGCGCTATATCCGATGTTCACCATTCTTCGGGCAGCACTCAAACAACTTGCACCGTCTCCGTCCGCTGATGTACCAGCCGATGGCGACGGGGGTCGGTACTGAGACGTGTGCGGTGTTCGGCTCGCCACAAACGCACATGTTGGAGGTGCGGATCTGCGGGATGAACAGGTGATCGGCGATGTCACTTCTCATCGAAGTCACCTCGTTCGATCATGTCAGCGATAATCTTGTGATTACCAGACTTCAACCGCCAACGCCAACCGTCCTTAGACTTGTAAACCTCGTATGTGTGATTCTTCACAACCCCTCCTAACAGAGTTCTTCGCTTCGCTGACACGCATCATCAAGTGAGCCGGGAAATATTGCATCAAGAAAAAATGCAAAAATCACAACACAAATAACGATAAGCACTGTTTTGATGGTCTTAGCGGAACGATTCATGATTCGAAATCCGACGGCCCTTCAAGAGTGACGGGCGTCTCTTCGGAGAACCAGTTATCCCATTCGGGAGTGTGCGGCATGAACTGCTCGGTGAAGATCTTGTTCGAGTAGCAACGCAGATTGTCGTTGAAGCGGGTGACCCACCAACCAACATATGCACGATTCATGCTCGGAACGATTCGCTTATCCAGAAGGATGAACTTCTCGTTTCCCTTAGTCTTCACTTCGCCAATCATCTTGGCGATTTCTTCGATGTTCTCTTCGGTGATCCGTGTTGCCTCAACCTTGAACGGGCGACGGACAAATTCATTGAATTCCATTTTGATTCCTTTTTAATTTGGGTTGAAAAAAAATAAAATGAGATGTTGGTGTTGGCACGTTCACCATTCTCTAACCTCATTCCGGTTAGTTCTCTCTCATTATAGGGCTTGTATTTTTTGCGAGTTTACTTATTAAGAATATATTTGTCTCTATGTTTTGTTGCTAAATCTTGAATCTCATTAGAACTTTCATCAACTTCTCGAAAACCACATAGACAAGTTACTAAATATAAACCAGCGTCAGTTCCTTCAGAAACTTTGAAGAACTTTAATTCATGTTTTCTTATTACTTTGGACACTTCTTGCATACGGGTTGCACTCCGTTCCAAACATCCTCGGGTGTCGTTGGCATTAAGCTTCTGCCACAAACGCAGTACGCATTAAAGCCGGTTTTTGCACTTCGAGAATATGGCTTTTTTTCTATGCTGTTGTTACGGGGCAACTCGTCGCGCGGAATTGAATGCGGCTGAAGTGATTGGATATAGCGTCGCAAAGATTTCCTCCATCTGATCCGCCACCATGTTAATTTCTTTCATCGGAAACGAAGGGAACAACGAGTCGTCATATTTCGTCCTAAGGCTCAGGAAGTTCATCATGCTTCGTGCATTGCACGAGACGTAAGCAGCCGAATAAATACTAACCGGAAGCACCATTCGAGCAACTTCCTTGGCCACACCGGTCTCGAGCTGCTCTTGATACGTATCCCAAGCTTCTTGACACGCATCAAGCTGCCTAATATAGGTGTCATTATACGCACCAGGATCACCAGGAATAAATTCGTATGCGCCCGGCTTACCAACTTGAACCAAGTTTCGTTCCTTACCAGGAATATAAAACACTGGAATCATCTCCATGTACCGACCGGACTGCTCGTTGTAGGAGAAGCCGATTCGGTGACGCATGAACTCACGCCACACGAAAATGGGTGCATTGATTCGGAACGTCATTAGGTTGTGCTCAAACGGCGAGCCGTGTCGGTTACTCATCAAGAACTTAATGAGGCCTGCGGACTCTTCACTATTGATAGAGTCCATACCCATGGTGGAAACTCGAGCTGCTTTACAAATGAATTCATCATCGCCGATGTTCTGAACAAGCTCTACATCAAAATCGTGTCTAATCTGAACTCTACTCATCGCCATCCTTTAGTTTCATTAATTGGTACAACGTTCATGTCTGCGTATTCAACACCTTCTTTTTCAGCAATCTCAACCGCCTGTGCAAACATCGCACGACACATGATATGGCTAAGATGATCATCCGAACGATCCCCCGACAGATATGCATACGCGTGCATTATCAAGTGATTGAGGTGGTCGTCAATGCTGATGCCCCGCCAGTTGTTAGCGCCATATTTAACCGCACCTTCGTACAGGACGCCGGCCATTGCAAACATCGCCTTACCATCGACAAGGTCGAAACGTGCAGGGACGCGACTTTGGCCGGCGCCATTTGAGTTGAACTCTACGGGCGTATCTTTACCCGCAATTTTAGAAAGGTCCATTAATATTCCTTCGCTGTATGTAATGGTGTTCGGTTTTTATCATTCCCGCCTTCTGACAGGAGATAATATGTCTTTCCACCATCGTTGGAAAACGCTTTGCTGTTTCGTTTGTTCTGCCAAATACCGCCAGAAACACCCCAAATGTCTTCAGAAAGAAACTTCCATTCATCCGGATCATTTGTTAACGGGCTAAGAGGTAGAAACATTAAAAGACGATAAATCGTCGCAATCGCAATGGGAGCAGATCCGCCAGAATGCCCCATGTCTGAAAACGCCTGAATAATCCTAACGTACTGTTCGATCGTTTCTGGTTCTTCATTAATTCGTTGCAATTCGATGCGAGCATGACGAACCAAATTCGATTCTGTATTTTCTGTATTGTCCATAATAATCCTTTTGTGAAAAGTAACATTTGTTAAATATGATTAGACGTTACTTATGTTGTCAGTCACCAACCTCATTAATTGCGTACTCACGCTCGAGATCATCTTCAGCAAGCGTAGCAAACAAGGTCTTCAAATATGCCTTAATACCACCCTTACCGTTTGCGTGCCATTCAAATGCTCGAACGACAATGTCAACCTTTGAAATATCCGCCCAGTCGAGGATCTCAACGCCGCCCTCGTCAAGGTTTGTCCGAGCTCGAGATGTCAAAATTGTGATACGAGGCGGACGATTCTTGAAGCTGACGGCAACAGGCAAATATGGTGTACGCTCTTCGCCTTCCTCACGAGGCTCAAGATATCGAACGTTCCATCCGTCAATAACCATCCGCTCGGCAAGTTCTGGTTCGAGAACTGCACAAAAATTCCGAGCTCCTTCTTGATTAAACTGCCCGGCGCGGCCTTCAAAGTTCTTGAATATCAATCGGGCATCTCTAATTGTTACGATTCCACTATCGTCCATTTTACACCATCTTTCTTGATTTTAGTTCTGCGTATTGCACTGATTCCCAAGGGATGTCTATATATCTATTAACGTGTCCAACTTTAAGGATAGATACACTTCGAAGACTGCCGGTATTGTCTAAGACATAATCGACAATGTTTCCAGTGAGGATTGTATTTGAGATGAGAGTAAACGCCCATGTAATAGTATTATCGTCAAGATTCTTGAGAAGGGCGTATGTATGATCAGTCGGTTGAGAAGCCATCGGGATACTCATCCTGTAGATCTTCAACCTTTGAATATATGTTCATCTGTGCGTGAACATAACCGAGACGTTTTGCTTGGGCACCAAGAAGACACTCTTGATCCCATCCGCACGAACACTCGGCTTTCTTATTGTGGATTTTAACCACATGCATATCAGCCATTGGTTTTTCCTTTTTAGAGCATAAATCTTTCAAACGAGCCAAAATATTCGATTGCTTCACAAGCATCGTCCTCCAACTGCTGGAAATATGTCATGTCTATGTCAAGATCCGGTTTGGTTTGAGCGTTTTCTTTCTCAATCCAACGGAACCCCTTCGTTCCTGTGACAGCATACTTCTTACCGTCCTTGATACGCCAGAGACGACCACCGTCAGAACAAACAGGTACAAAGCTACCGGTACGGCCAACATGAACCATGTCTGCGATTTCGGGCTCTTCCACAAATTGCGTGAAGTCGAGATACATTGCGCCTTGCGTGACACTCTTTGTTTCGCAGTAGTCATCGAAAGTTATCTCTTCCTTAGTAAAGAGCTTCTTAAATACGTACGGATGCTGGAACTGCGCGCCAACAGCAGTCCACTTATCGCCACTACGAGCGATGTAGACAGCATCGTTAACAAGACAGAATTTGTCGTATGTATTTTCGTGTTCAAAGTCGTAACCATACTTCTTACCGAATTCAAACACGAAGTCGATAATTTCCTGCGTCGCCTCGGGAATCTTGATTGAATCCGTCTTAATATGTGCAACGATGAATCCTCTCTTTTGGACCTCGTGTTTGAGGTCAATCATGAATAAGGCGCCTCGCTTGGCAACGATGTTGTCGACATTTCGATTGTCTCGGAAGGCGTTTGGGAATCGAGCGCTCGTGAGGCCATAGACGATGTTGATGACAATTTTAAGAGCGTACGACAGCTCAACGGCAGCAGCTTCATCACCGTCCAGAAACTTTCCGAGCTTACCTCCAAGCATCTTTGCGGCTTCGTCGTACTTTTTATGCTTAATTGCCAAACGCGCTTGCTTAAGCTCTGCAAATCGCTCGGTGTATGGCCCGAAAAGATTAAGAACTTCAATGGACGTCGGATGCATACTCGCAACGTCCAAAAGGGCCACATTTTCATACATGCCCGGTTCCGCATAAACATAACCACCTTCTCCCGTAATTTCGCCACGATAAGTACTTTCTTTGCCGTCAAAATGATAGCCTGGGAATTCCTTACTGAGATCTGTGTAAATAAACTTTTCTTGGGGATGCTTATCGTCACCAAATATGATCTTAGAAGTATGATTCTGAGTAGTGTGGTTAACAGAGAGCCCGGACAACTCAGCAAGAATTTCTCTTGCGATGAAGTCTTGCTTTCGACTATTGAAAACCGCTTCTGTGGCGACAACATCGTTCACACAGTATTCAACAACTTGATTCCACTTTTCTTTATCAACAGGTTCGTCCCAAGGAATATCCAGTTCCATGTGATGGATACCGAGCTCAATTTCAAATTTCTTTAGACTTTGTTTTTTCGAACTGAAGTCGTAAATATCGGCATATGAAAGGTTATATGCTTCCCCAAACAGAGCGTGATCATTATTGTTAATGATCTTTTGGCTGAGCTTGTAGAGATCCTCGACGGGATATCCAAGGAATCGTGCGTAGAGAATATGATTGTCATATCGACGATTGTTGAATCCCACCAAACGAGTATTGAACAAAGGCTCAATTTCAGATGGTTCTGGGTTAACCATTCGAATAACGTTTGGGGAATCCGCCGTCTTCCAACAAACAACAAACAAGTTTGGATAAACCTCAACGTCAAAGAACACAATTGGCTTATCTACATTGTCCGAAAGAATGGGCATTCCGTCTTTACTCACAAAACACATCTTTTGAACGGTTTTAATACAGATTTGAGCTTGGTTTGTGCTTTTAGCGGCAAAGGCAAGGATTTGGGGGCGAAGATCTCGAACGTCATAAGACATTCCAGCGACGTAAGCTTCTTCAAGAATCTTGTAGATGAAGTCTACCGAAGGTTTAGTCCCAGGATGGATTTCTTTACGAAGGTTTCTCGCAATTAACTCACGAAGACCCTTTTCGCTTTGAATACTCTTAGTATCAAGCATAGACTTCTCTTTCTTCGGCAGACCACTACTTATTGTCGAAATATCAAGATTGTTGCACTGGGAAAGCTTTCTTCTCAGTGAAGCATCGCCAAGGAGTGTCTTAACTTCAATGCCAACGTCGTATTCGGATGCCAGTTCTTGTACGTCTCCTGTATAAAAGTAATGCAGATGAATACCCGCACCGCTTTTGCTCAATTCAGAATATGTTGGGGGCCATTTAGAAGCCTCTTCTAAGTTCTTCAAAAAGTCTTTCTCTCCAGAGTCATCAACAAGGTCGAAGTCAATGACAATATGATGCTCTGGAATCTTGACATAATGAAGTTGAGACGTATCTAAATCTGACAATATAGATTTGTTGTTAGCCCACTTTTTGACTGGGCCTCCAGCGCCAACGGGTTTTGCATATTGGGCTGGTTGGTTTGAATATATTATATCGAATTTTGACTTTTGGTCAAAGAACTCAATAAGATATGGTTTTACGTCTTCTTGTTTCTTTGAGTTATCGATGTCTTTGAACCCCGAATAGTAGCTTCTCACGGTACTCCCATTCAGAGTGATTCGATCATCAAAGTTTTCAAAGTAATTTCTAAGTTCTTCCCTGAATTTATACTGTGGAAGAAGCTTTTCAATACCGGTTTCGGCGCAGTATTCTTTGTACAACTCGTATGCCTGCTTCAACGAAGCTCCGTCTTGTGATCGGAAAATATCACAGTAGGCTTCGATGTAGTTGTAGAAAACGTCTGTTTGAAGCATCATCTCAAGCGGTCGATAACCGTTATAATGATTCTTCCCAAGCGATTTGTACTTGTTCAAACAATGGGTTGCGATGGCACCGAGCTCAAAATCAATTTGATTGATAAGAATATGGTATCTATCAGAGTCAATTTTATTCCCGGTGGGGTGTACATCAATAAGTCGTCGAATGATACCACTTTTTGCGTCAGAGATTTTAACTGGTTGGTTAGTACCCATGAACAAGAAAGCATTAACCCGAGCGGTATAGCTTGGCTTATACTTTTCATTCATTGTCATCTCCTCGTGCGAGATGATTGAGTTCAGCTTTGTATTATCATCAATTCTTGACAAGTCACCATCATGTTGAATTGCAACAAGCGGATTCGATCGAAACACTTCGGTTGAGAAAGCGTTGTTACTACTACCAAGCGCTTTAGCATCAAATGTTGCAACATAACCATCAAACAGTTTCTGAATGATGTTCAGAATTGTAGATTTACCGCTTCCGGCCGGACCGTAGAACACAAGAAACTTCTGAATCTTCTTTGAATCTCCAGATATGACTGCGCCAATAGCCCATTCAATCTTTTCTCTTTCTTCTGGAGAATATAGAACACTCAGAAGTTCGTCCCAAGCGTCAATACTTCCGTCTTCTATAGAATATGGTAGACGCTTACTAGCGTAATCGCTTTTTTTTACTTCCGTATTAGCGAACACAAGCTTTTCGTCGAGCGGATGACTATTATCGCTAATGTGACGCATGAACTTTCTAAATATGGTCCAAACCTGTGTGTCAAAGGACTTAAGGTTTTTTACCTGATATGTGACTCCGGTTTTTGCACTTAGTTCTTTAGCGTGTTTTTGAAGATCTTCATCAACAAGCCTTTGAACGTCGTATTCGTCGGTAGACCAAAGACCCTTTGCCTCGTCCCAAATCGCATAAAACGACTGACCACGAACCATTAGGTCTTTGGATCTACCAACAGTCCAATCCGGATATAGCGAAAGGGGACCGTTTTTCGTTTCTTTTGTACTGATCTGATAGAAGTCCACAAGCCCCCTTTCAATCGTCTTGATCGTTTAGGTAATCAAAGAATTGATACCATATCTCTATTTTACTCTGATCCCTTTGTGGGTTTCTTATTGGAAACAAACCACCAACTCCATCCGCTCCATAAAGTCTCCAAAGGAATGTATCCATTACGTTATTTACTTCATGACTGATTCCAGTCGAAGCGTCACTAAGTCCTGATATGTTAAGGTTGTTTAAAAATATCCAAAACCATTCTCTATTCGGCACGTCTGTTTCAAAAGAAGTGCGTCTAGATAAGGCAATGAGCATTTCTAATACAGAACAACCTATACTACCCCAGGACGGATCTTGGTCTAAGCGAGACTTTCTTAGAAATTCCTTTCGAACATCTAAACCGTCTTCTGCTCGGTTATCATCACCTGATACAATCCAAACAAATTCGGTAGCGTGTAAATCTCTCATCAACGTCCAGTAACTATTTGACGGTGTCGGAACGTTGGTTGACGCGACCTTCGAATAGAGCCAGTTGAAATATACATCTTCAATAGGCTCATCCATGATTTAGAACTCTCTGAATTTTCTTACAGACGAATGCCTGATTTCATCTTCAAGTTCTTGCTCACGAATTAACCCCATCACTTCCACAGAGAAATGACCGGTATGTCGAAGGACTTCCCATTCAATATGCATTTTTTCATTACGAATATAAACAACATTTGGGTCTTTTGATCCGTGCCCAAACCGAAGATCACCCATCAATGCTGAGTAATTGTAGATTGGGGTGTCCATAGGATCAGCCATAATATCGTCACCAACGTAATAGGTAACGGTATCTTGCTTAAATCCCATTTCATCAGCAACAAACTCATCTTGACTGATAATATATGGAACTTCGCCGTTTCGAGTTGACAACTCGGCGTCGTAATCCCAATCTTCGTTTTCGTTTAGGAAAACATTAACAACGGGAGACGGTTCGGGCGTTGTTTCGATTGGCTTCGATAGGGCTGCATAATCTATCTTTGTGCCATCT